GTTTGACATGCTCGGACTTTTGTTTAGTCCTTTAGGACGATATATTGCGATTGCCGCCATAGCCCTAGTGGTTCTTGGCGGTATTTATGCTAAGATCAGGTCAGACGCGATCGCTGAAATTGAGGCGGCCGCAACTGCCGATGCTCTAAAGAGGACGCAAGATGCGCTTCGTGCTGGTGATGCTGTCAACCTTTCTTCTGACCGGCTGCGCGACAATGATGGGCACGCCAGAGACTAATAAGGCTGCGTGCGGTGTCTGGAAGGACATTTCATGGTCCAAGAAGGACACCGACCAAACCATTGGCGAGATCAAGGTCAACAACGCCCGTCGAGACGGGTACTGCCAAGGTGCTAAATAATGGCCGAGATTATGACCTTCGACAGCCTCAAAACCGACATTCGTCGGTATCTTGAGCGCGGCTTTACGCTTGCCTCTGACCAGATCGTCTTTGAGCAGATCCCGCGTCTGATCAATCTGGCCGAGCAGCGGATTGCAAGAGAGCTGAAGGTCGAAGGCCTGATCAACGTCCTGACCGGCACAATGCAGGCCGGTCTTGCTGTCTACCCAAAGCCTGACCGCTGGCGCCAAACGGTGTCCTTCAACTTTGGCAATGGCACCGACAACAGTACCTACAACCAGCTCTGGCCCCGCTCCTATGAGTACGTCAGGTCATATTGGCCCGATCGCAGCCAGACAGGCACGCCCCTCTTTTACGCTGAATACGACTACAACAACTGGATTGTGGCACCCACACCTGACGCTGCCTATCCCTTTGAGGTTCTGGTCTATCAACTGATCCCGCTCCTTGATGATGCAAACCAGAGCAATTGGCTCACGCAATACGCACCGCAATTGATCCTGTATGGCGCACTTCTCGAGGCAACGCCCTTCCTGAAGAACGACGAGCGCATTCAGGTTTGGCAATCCATGTATGATCGCGCCGCTCAGGCTCTCAGTGGCGAGGATCTGGCCAAGATCCTTGACCGCGCCGCCAAGCGCACGGAGGTATAAAATGACGACCTACACGCAAGTCTTTGGCGGAACAAACATATATCCATCAGACGTTTCTTATCTGTCGTTTAATCTGACCACGACAGATGTAGTCCTGTCTTGGCCACTCGAGACAAATGCGCCTGCAGATGGAACGATCACTGCTGCTCGGATCATGGACGTCAATTCGACAGGTTCGAGCCGGAAAGTCTTTCTGCCCGCAGCCAATAACGCATCTGTCGGCGCGGTCTTCCTGTTCAATAACACTGGCTCAACGACATTTACGGTTGTCGGCGCCACAGGTACAACGATTTGCTCGGTGGCTGCTGGCCAACTCTGGCAAGTCTACATGACCAATAATACGACTGCCGCAGGTGCTTGGTCTTCTTATCAGTTTGGCTCGACAACATCTCAGGCCAATGCCGGCGCCCTTGCGGGTGCAGGTCTGAAGGCGATCACGACCACGCTCAATCAGGCCATATCTGTCACAAGCCTCAGCTCCAATTACACAGTCAACGCGCCTGATCGATCAACCCTGATCAATTGGACTGGCGCAAGTGGAACTGTCAGGATCACATCTGCAACAACACTTGGGACTGACTTTTTCTTCTACATCCGCAACAGCGGCAGCAGCACCATCACTGTGACGCCAACAGGAAGCCTGATTGATGGCAATGCGTCTCTGAGCTTCCCTGTTGGTAATTCTGCCATGATTATCTCAAATGGCACGAATTATTACACGGTCGGGCATGAGACAAATACAACTGTTGCGGGCTTCGATTACACAACGATCGACGTATCTGGCACTGGAAATTACACGCTTTCTGGTGTCCAACTCAATCGCATATCCTACAATCTGACCGGCACATTGACTGGCAATAGAAGCATCATTGTTCCTGCCACAGTGCAGCAATACTGGATTACAAACGCCACATCAGGTGCCTACACACTCATTGTCAAGACTGCTTCTGGCACAGGCATAACTGTTCCTCAAGGTTATGCTTACATCCTTTATTGCAATGGTACGGATGTTGTTGTTGGTCAAACGACTGCTGGTGGCCTTGCCACTCCAGTATCGATCGCAAATGGTGGAACTGGTGCAACAACAGCATCTGCCGCACTTATAAATCTTGGTGGGACATCTGTTGGCACAGCGGTCTTTACTGCTGTAGATGGTGCAGCGGCACAGGTTGCTATCGGAGCTTCGACAGTTGGTGCCTTGGTCTTTACGTCTGCAAGCACGTCTGCGGCACAGACTGCCCTTGGCGGCACAACAGTTGGTAAGCAAGTCTTCACGGCTGTTGATCAAGCTGCAGCGCAAGCGGCAATTGGTGTAACGCCAGGGTCAACTAAGGCCTTTAATGTCGCCATGGGCATAGGGATACTGAGTTAATGGCACCCACACCATACGTCATCAAGTCACTGCCTGGCATCAAGCGAGATGGAACTCGCCTTGAGAACGGCTTCTATGTTGATGGGCAATGGTGTCGGTTTCAGCGTGGTCTGCCAAGAAAGATGTGGGGCTATCGCCGCTTGAGCGATCAGCTCCCCGAGATTTCTCGAGGCTTGAGCACATATAACCAAAACGGTCTTCTTTACATCGCATCTGGCGGGTCAAGCACATTGACGCAGCTTGCCGTCAATTCAAATGGTGTCGTGACATCTCTATCTGATCGAACTCCAACTGTTGGATTTGTCGCAAGCCCAAACAATCTTTGGACCTTTGACACCAGCTTTGACAGTGTTGGCGTGACACCAGGGGCTTATTTGTTTGCTCACCCGGGGCAAAACTTAGCCCAGATCGACAGCACTACGAAGACAAAACTATTTTGGGGAATTATCAACGACATTCCTAATCTGACTGCCAACTCAGCGCCGTCTGTTTCTGGTGGCGTTGTCAGCCTGTACCCTTACGTCTTCGTCTATGGCTCAGATGGGTATGTGGCGTGGTCTGTTGCAAACAATCCAAACGACTGGACAAGCACAGGCTCTGGTGAGGCTTACATAACGTCTCAAAAGATTGTTGCTGCGCTTCCCTTAAGAGCTGGACCTGGCAATGCCCCTGCAGGCCTGTTCTGGTCTCTCGACAGCCTTGTGCGTTGCACCTTTGTTGGCGGTGATCCAGTATTCCAGTTTGACATCCTGACGTCTCAAAGTTCGATCCTGTCTTCACAATCCCCGATCGAGTATGACGGCATCTTCTATTGGGTCGGCGTCGACCGCTTCCTGATGTTCAACGGCGTTGTGCGCGAAATTCCAAACCAGCTCAACCAGAACTTCTTCTTTGACAATCTCAACTACGCACAGCGCCAGAAGGTCTTTGCCTATAAGGTGCCGCGCTTTGGTGAGATATGGTGGTGCTATCCAGTCGGAAATGACACAGAATGCACAAGGGCTGTCGTTTATAATGTGCGCGAGAATACTTGGTACGACACTGTCTTGCCGAACTCAGGGCGCTCAAATGGCAAGTTTGCTACGGTCTATGAGTATCCAATCCTCACTGGCATCGATCCCGTGGATGGAAAATACAAGATCTGGCAGCATGAGTATGGCGTCGACGAGCTTGACGGTACAGTCATCAACTCAATCCCGTCCTACTTCCAGACGGCAGATATTTCCTTTGTTGCCGATCAGCAACAGCCAAAGAACAGGTCAATGCGCTGCGTGATGATCGAGCCTGACTTTGTTCAGTCTGGCGACATGACCGTTCAGATCACCGGCCGAGCCAATGCCCGTGCCCCTGAAGTGACGTCCGACGAGCACACCTTTACGGATCAGGCCAATACGATCGAGCCATTCCAGCAGGTTGTTTTCTTCAAAGACACTCGGCGCGAAATGCGCTTCATCTTCAAGTCAAATGTGGTCGGTGGCGACTATCAAATGGGCCAGTGCATTGCCCACATCGACATCAGTGACGGGACGGTGCTGGGATGATGATCGACCCCCGCAACATGACGGTTACTGACTGGACCGACAGCATGGTGTATATTCTTGAGAAATATGGCACTGTGTCCCGTCTGGATAAGGAAGAGTATTGGCAGAATTGGGCTTTGGGCGTGGTTTCGTTTTTCGAGGTCGGGAAGCAAAATCCACCTAACCCTTTGAATTATGACGATTGGCGCGACTGGGCATTTGCCTTCACCCGAGCCGTTAACCTGAGTGGCTGACATGGCAATTGATTATCCTGATACACCTGCAAACTGGCGGCCTTTAGTCAACAATGCCGCAGGGTCTGCCTTTAGAGGCTCGCCCATGAGTGCTTTTGCCAAAGGCGGCAGAGCTGGCACAAAGCCCTTCATGATCGTGCCTCCCCGTGAGCACGTCGAGCGGATGGCAAAGGGTGGCCTCACGGGCGCCGCAAAGCAGGTGGCAGGCGCTGGTGTCGGTGGCGACACCATGATCATTCACATCAACCGAGACGAATACGAGAAGCTTCGCCAAGAGTGGGGCGAGCCGACAATCAACCCCCACACCGGCATGCCTCAGTTTACGCCTTTTTGGAAGCAGAGCTGGTTTGCTCCTGTGGCTTCCTTGGCCTCAGCAGCCCTTATTGCAACAGGAATTGGCGCCCCGATCGGCGCTGCCCTTCTGCCTGCATCTCTTGCTGGTGAAACCATTGCTGGTGCTGCGCTCCCAAGCATTCTCGGAAACGCAATTGTCGGCGGTGCAACGAGCGCCATCACGGGCGGCAACCCCCTTCTTGGTGCTGCTCTTGGCGGTGTCGGCACGATCGGCGCGGGCCTTTTGGGGTCTACAGGTTCGGCAGTCACGGGCACTGGTGAAGGTGGCTTAAGCGGCTGGCTCGGCAATCTGACTGGTGGCGCTATTGGCACAGAGACTGCCGCTGCAGGTGCAAGAGCGGCGCACCCGCTTGATGCAATTGCTGCTGGCAATCCTGCCTCCGTACCGACTACAGGTATGGGGCCTGTTGTTCCTCCTGGCACTACTTTGCCGGCATCAGGCGGCATCCTTGCCAGCCTTGCAAAGCCCAGCACTGCCATTCCTCTTGGCCTTATGGCCCTTACCGCTATGGGTTCAATGGGAGGGGGCCAAAAAGAGGCTGCGGCAGCCCCTGCAGCGCCTTCTTACACAGATCCCAACATGACTAGACGTCTTGAGGCAACACCCCTCACGCGCCAGCGCAACCCCGTATTGCCCTATTACAACTATGGCCAGCTCCCCGAGCAGCGCAACTACTCCATGGCGCAGTCTGATGTGCCTGCCGATACTGTTGATGACCAACAGCAAGTCACAAGGGCGGCTCACGGCGGACCCCTCTCAAGATACGTTCAGGGTGGCGGCACAGGCCGTTCTGACAGCATCGACGCCAAGCTTTCTGACGGCGAGTACGTCATAGATGCCGAGACAGTCGCCTTGCTCGGTGATGGATCATCAAAAGCCGGCGCAAAGAAATTAGATCAATTCCGTGCTAATATCCGCAAGCAGAAGGGTGCTGCCCTGTCGAAGGGTAAGTTCTCACCTGACGCTAAGGATCCGACCGATTATCTGGGAGCCTAAACGATGGCCTTTCTAAACTTCCTCACTCAGGGTCAGCCCCTGCAATCGACGTCATCCTCCCTGACCACATCGCAGGTGCCGCAGTACCTGTCTGATTATCTCTACAACCTGATGTCAGGTGCCTACAGTGCCGCTCAGGAAGAGTACCAGCCATATGAAGGCCCGCGCATTGCCCCCTTCTCACAGGACCAGCTTGCTGCCTTTGACGTCACAAGGGGCGCTGCTCAGTCCTATCAGCCGCAATTGGCTGCAGCTCAAAAGACTGCAGGTCAGGCCGCCGCTCTAAGCCCGACAGGCGCCGCGCAGCCCTATCTGGCGCAGGCTGGCCAGACGCTTCCTGGCGTCATTCAGAATTACATGAACCCTTACCAAGAGAACGTGATCAACCGCATGGGCGATTTGGCCCAGAGGCAGATTACCGAGAAACTGATGCCCGGCCTTGGTGATCAGTTCATTCGTGCTGGTCAGTTTGGATCCACTCGTCAACAGGAACTGGCACAGCGCGGCGTTCGTGATGTCTCCGAGGGATTGTCATCTGCTATTGGATCACAGCTTGCTCAAGGATACACAACAGCAGGCACACAGGCACAGGCAGATCTGTCCCGCATGGGTGCTCTTGGTCAGACTGCAGGCCAGCTTGCCGGCACCGAGATGGCTGGCTTGGGTTCATTGGCAGGCGTTCAGGCTGGTCTTGGCCAAAAGGAACAGGCCCTCGGTCTGACCGGCGCCAGCGCCCTCGAGACGATCGGCGGCGAGCAGACAAACATGAACCAGCGCAATCTGGATCTGGCCTACCAAGACTTCCTGCGTCAGACGCAGTATCCCGAGCAGCAACTCGGCTTCCTGTCGAACATTGTGCGCGGCCTTCCTTCTGGTGGCGGCACAACATCTGGAACGACAACGTCTTCTGGCTCGTCCTATTCCGCATCTCCATTGGCGCAGCTTGCGAGCGCAGGTCTCAGTGCTGCCGCTATTAGCAACCTTCTCGGTGGAAAGACTGCATAATGGCTGACGATGTTAATCAGGTCTTCTCTGACCTCAACAAATTGAGCCCTGATGATTACGTCAAGCAGTTGGGCTTTGAAGGCCCAGAAGCTGTTATGGCAAAAAAAATGATCATGGACAGCCAAGCGCAACAACAGGCACAGCAAAAATATGCTGGCCTTGTTGATCAGCAGTACAACCAACTTGCTGGCCAGACTGGCATGGACCCCTACACGAAGGCGTCCTTGATGTTTCAGGCTGCCGGTGCTTTGGCTGCACCGACACGCTCTGGCGGTTTTGGAGAAAGTCTCGGCGCCCTTGGGTCTCAGCTTGCTGGTCCTTTAATGCAACAGGCGCAGGCCGAGCGGTCTCGCCAAGATAAACTGCAGCAACTCCAACTTGCACGCGCCAAGATGGGTGCTGAGATGCAGAGCGGCCCTGACATGGGCAAGATGCTGCAGCTTGTTAAGTCTCAACGTGATTATGAACAAGACAAGTCAAAACTGCAGAACATTGAGCTGCCTGATGGAACGAAGATGCCCGTGATCTTCAAAGAAGGTCAGGCGTATGACATCACAGGCAAGCCGATTGATGCAAGCAGAATGGCATCACCTCAGCAGGCAGATACACAAGACCGAGCGCAAATGCCGGAAATGACTGGAATACCTGCTCCTCCTGCTGATTATTTCAGTCGCATATCGCCTAAGAACCGTGAAAAGGTAATTATTGCCGAACGCGATCGTTCTGCAAAATTATTGGATAAGGTTGATACGGCTGCACCGCCTAATGGCATTCAAAATGACATAAACACCATAAAGCACTTCCTTGATCTTAACTATGAGCATCAAGGCAGCACTGGACCAATTATTGGCATGACTCCTTCTATTACAGATGCTGCCCAGCAAATGGATAAAATTGCAATTGAGCAATCAAGAAAAATGCGGCAGCCGGGTGAAGGCGCGATGTCTGACTTTGATGCCAAACAATTTGCTAAGGCAAGTTTGTCTACATCAAACAGATATGACACCAATAGAAACATTGGCGCTGCCATGATTGGTGCAAAGCAAAATGAATTGGATTACAAACAATTCAGACGCGATTATCTTGAACAGAACGATACACTTGCTGGGGCTGAAGATCATTGGAAGAAATACTTAAAGGCAAATCCAATATTTGCTGATAGCAAAGATCCAAATGTTCTTAATCTAAACTCAAATCGTAAAAACTATAGAGATTGGTTTAGGCAGGGTACGTCTCAAAGTCCTCAAAAGGTTATTCGTGGGCCTGATGGAACCCTAATCACTGGAGAATAATAATGGTCAAAGTTATTTCTGGCTATGAGTTCCCAGATGATGCGAAGCCATCTGAGATAAATGCTTTTATTCGTAGGCAAGAGGCACAAAAAAAGTCAAACACATCAGATACAAATCAGCCATACAATCCGCCAATTCGTGAAGAAATGAGCGGAGGTGATTATGCGTCTGGTTTGGCAAAGTCTGCATTGTCTGGTCTTACGTTTAACTTTAGCGACGAAGCCCTCGCGGGTTTAAAATCTTTAGGTGGCACTCCTTATGAGCAAGCTCTTGAGGAAGAAAGATCTCAGCAGAAAAAATTCAAAGAACAATATCCTGTCGCAGCTTTGGGCTCTGAAATTGCTGGATCACTCCCTACAATGCTTATACCTGGTTTGGGACCAGCCAAAGGTCTTCAGTTTGCAAGCCGTGTTGGTAAGCTTGCAGAGCCATTTGTTCAAGCTGGTATTGTCGGCGCAAAGCAAGGCGCCTTGAGTGGCATGGGCGAATCAGAAGGTGATATTGCAGACCGAGCAGCAGGGGCTGCGCGAGGTGCTGGCGTAGGTGCTGTTACTGGCGGCGCTCTAACTGGAGCTGGCCGCATAGCCTCTCCTATTTTAGGCGCGGTTGCTGAACGTGTATTGCCAAGTGTCTCTTCGCAAGTTGCTCTTTCAAAAGTTTTAGAAGATCTCCAAAGAAGTGGCATGAGCCCTGATCAAGCGCGTCAAAAGCTTCTGGATATGCAAGCAACAGGTGCGCCAGCTCAATTGTTTGATGTGGCTCCTTCTTTGACGTCTCGTGCAGAAGCTATTGCACAAAAGCCAAGCCAAGGTGCTGAAGGCATCATAAGTGATATTGAGCAGCGCCAAGCTGGGCAGCGAGACAGAATTATGTCTTCCGCTCAAAAGCAACTTGGCGCATCTGCTGATTATTATGGATCTGAGGAGGCTATTAAAAAGCAACTTCAGAAAAATGCTGACCCGTTTTATAAGTCTGCATATCAAGCAGAAATACCTTTTGAGGCTCAAGCTGAACTTCAGACAATTATGGACAGCGTAAACAAGGCATTCCCGAGTGCGCAAAATTACGCAAAACGTCTAATGGCTGCTGACCAGCAAGAGGCTCGCCGCACGGGGACACAGTTGGTTGATACAGGCTCTGGAATACCTATGAAAACATTTGAGGAAATACCTCAAGTGCAGCAGTGGGATTACATCATGCGCGGTCTTCATCAAGCTGGCAGATCTCAACCTGCTGGATCAGACATGCAAAGGGCTGCTTATAATTTGAGGCGCGAGATAGGTAATGTCTTAGATACTCACGTTGAGGATTTTGCGAAAGCAAGGTCAATATATAAGGGCGACAAAGAGGTTCAAGACGCATTAGAGAGTGGCAAGTCTTTCTTTAGGGAAGACCCAGAGCTTTTGGCTCGAAATTTTCCAAATATGTCTGATGCAGAGAAACAGGCTTATCGAATTGGCGCATTGAAGAGCATGCGCGATAAGCTCTATGGATCAGGCGACACAACAGACGCCACAAAGAGAATTGGCCAATCAATTCAAAATCGGCGGGATGCAATCAATACGATCATGCCTGATGATGCGAGCAATAATATTTTCCAATCTCTTTTGGAAAATGAGGCAAAGCTCGTCAAAAATGCAAACCGCATTACTGGTGGCTCTGCAACTGCTCGTCGGCTTGAGGCAGGTAAGGATTTGGCGTCTGACGACTTTGGCATGCTTGGTGTCGCGGCCGATGTTGCATCTGGCTCGCCATCGCGTTTGTTTAATAGGGTCACATCTATTCTTGCCAAAAGCCCAGTAGTTCCAGAAGCTCGAGCCAATGCAATTGCAAAGATTTTGAGAGTTGGATCACCTGCAGAGATTGATTCTGCTGTCTCTGCATTGGAAAATTTTGCGGCAAAACAGGAAGCAGACAGAGCACGCAAAGCCTTTTTGGAGCCGACTATTTCAGGTATAACGGGCAAGGTGGCAGCAGAACGCATGACACAACAAAGTAAGGCGCCACCGCCATATAATCTTGGCTATACATACGGAGACTAAAAAACCCTCGGTGTGTACCAATCCACCGAGGGCTAGTTAGGCTGGTTTCGGGACCACCCACTCCCAAAACGACCGAAACTCGGATTTGACTGCGCCCTGATTTCAGGATTCGGCCAGCACCAACTTTCGCCCGTGTCGTCTTGAAAGCACACCCAGATTAGATGGTGTTCAGGACCATAGTCAATCCATGCAATGCACATGGCCTTGCCCTTCGGCGTATTGACTGGGATCGGCGGGTCAAGCTGCAGCATCATCATAGGTATTTCCTGAATAGTCTTGAGAACAACGTATCACGATTGCGCCTCACCCAAGCCTCATTGACGTCCTTCAGAAGGGCCGCCCAGTAGGTCTCATAGACATGCAGGGCATAGACGTCATCAGGCAGTGGCGTGTCTTCAAACAGCCAATTCCTCGACAGGTCAAAGGGGAAGAACTCATGCTGAGGCCTGATGTCGCAAAGGCCTGGGTGCTGCTTGTTCAAGTCAAATGGCAGGTTGACGGCATGGCCCGCCCACACACCCTTCTTGAGGGCCTCTGGGATCCCCTGCAGCCACAGCTCGATGAAGGCGGCGTCTGGGTGGGCTATGATCGGCGTCATGGCGATCGAGTCGGGGCTTTCCTGAGCCAGTGTCATAGGACGCGCCATAAAGGGCGCCAGAGGCTTCAGGAGAAGACTATCCGTGTCGAGGTATATTCCACCCTCCTCCTGCACAATCTGCAGCCGTAGGACGTCAGACTTGTATTGGACGAAGGGCAATGGCATACCGTCGATCTCGGTCGGCGGCTCACACCACCTGATCTCGAAATGCTCGGCAGCCCGA